TTTAAAAATGTTGTAATCGTTCCGTTTGTTAATTGAACCTTATCTTCATCGAATGTTTTTAATTGGTCAGGGGTTGGGATGCTTTGGAAATTACAAAGACCTGTTAAACGTTGAAAGACTTTAGAACGCAACCCAATTTCTGTTACATCGCAAGGGCGTTGATTCCTAACGATTCCTGTTGATGATCTTGCTAATGGATAGAAATCTGTGTTCGGTATATATCCGTCATCAGTTGGGTCTGATCCGTCAATATCTGCTATATAAAAACTACGCCCTAATAAATCAGCATTAACTAAACCGACCTTTGCCCCAAATGTTCCTGTATCTACTTCGATACATTTAAGCTTAATAACTTGATCGTTTCCTGTTGGTTTCCATTGCGTCAAAGATCTTTCTGTTACCTGAAAAGTTGTTTTTCCAATCTGGAATATTTCACCTAATTGCAGCGCATCATCAGCGCTGATTCTTCTTTGATCTAACTCTGAATTAATATCATCGACTGTTACGTTATCGCCGTAAACCTCATCAATCGAACCTGACTTAATTGTGAAATCTACCGTTTGACCTTTAGCAATATCGACCTCTGAAAATCTTGTGCCGTTCTCTGGAAGTGTTGTTGTATTAACTCTAGTAATTCCCATACGGCTCGAATAGTTCCGGCCTATTCCTTCCATTCCTAATTCTTTTACATCTTCAAATAAAACTGTTCCACCTTTATCCCCTGCAATTTTTACCCGTTCTTTTTTTAATGTATTTTGTGGATCATCATCACTAGGTATTGAGATAACGCGCCAATTAACCCTGTAAGGCGTTCCATTAACAATAGGAGAATAAGCCCCAAACTCTGCATTATTGGTAAGGCTACGGGCTGAACAAAACGCCTCATCGGTCAAGCTATCGCGAGTAGGACAAGCAAAGACATCATTATTATTTTCAGGATCACCCGACGATTCATTACCCCTCGTTCCATATTGCAAATCTGATCCCTTTATTCTGGAGTTATTGTTGACGCTTTCACCTTTCCAATAGAACGCAAAAGTATCTTCAAAGATTGCATCTAACGCACCTGAACCGATAAAGATACCCTCTAAGTCTGGTTTTATTAATTCACCTTTGCCAGCCTCACCAACGGCAAACATTAATTTTACGCCTTGTTGTAATCCATGCGAAAACATCCGTGACCAAACAAGGGGAGGCGATACCAACATCCCGCCCGTTGTTCCCGTGTACTTACCGAAAATAATGGGGATAGCTTGTGCGA